GCCGCGCCGGCGCGGGCCTTGCTCATGCCATCCGCCTCATATTGGTTTTGCAGCTCCAGCACGCGCGCCTGCTCCTGCAACACGCGCAGCTTATCCTTCTGCCCGTGAATTTCCGCGCGCAGCAGGGCAGCCTGCTTCTGGTGTTTGGCTTCCGCCTTGTCCCATTCCTTATTCCGCTCCACTATTTCACGATCCACCTCTTCCACCTTGCCAAGCAATTCATACAGGCTCTTGATTCTGGATTCCACCCCCTCCAGATTCAACATGCCGTCCACGGCGTCCCCGCCATCCAGCAGGGCTTTCTGCTCCGCAATGGCCTTCTTGAGGCCCTCAATGCTCCCATATCCTCCCAGCAGGTCTTTTTTCCGGTCCTCCAGCCCCATTCCGCTGCGCCGCCTCTCCCTCTCTTCTTCCGCCCGGTCATAATCCAGGGATAACAATTCATCTTGTATTTCCCTGATTTTTTCCAGCGTCTTCTTCCGTGCCTCTTCCGTCTGCTGCCCGCGCTGCGCCGCCCGTTCCCGCGTCTCCGCCGCTTTCGCGTTCGCTTCCGCCACCTGCTGCAACTCCTTCCGCTCACGTTGCAACAGCACCAGCCTATCCTGCACCGCAACCGTCATTCTCCCCAGCGGATCTTCCGCCAGCAGGTCTTCTTCTTCGCGCTTCAGGCGTTTAATTTCAGCGTCATATTCATCCATGACGCGCCCCACGTCCAGCTTGCTGGACGCCTCCCCGGCCATCTTTTTGATCCGTTCATCAAAATCAACATTATCCCGGCCAAAATTTTTTTCCTTTTCCTGCACGTCTTTAGGCACATGGCCAAACGCATCAGATCCTACCCTATACAACTCCGATACAGCATAGGAAATAGCCGCAATGGCCGCCATAATGGCCGGCCCCTTCAGGGAAGCGGCCAAATCGGCCCCCATGCGCGCCCATGTGCGTTTCGCGGTCAACCCCACCGCCCGAACGGCTGAATCAAACCTCTTCATATTTCCCCCGGCCAGGCGCAATTCATTGTTGTAATCCACCCGGAAAGCCGCGGCCGCCGCCTGAATGGAACGCCCCACGGAAGAATTTGCCGCCATGCCTACAGCCTTCCACGCCCCCCAGGCCAGAATGCCGCTACGGATCATCTTTTCAACCCGGCCGCCTCCCGCGGCTACTGAAGCCAGGCCGCCCCCTACTGCGGAAACGATAGGCGCGGCCGCTTTCACAATCCCCCCCAGCAATTCACCCGTTTTCCTCAAGCCGCGCTCCACCTCCGGCCCATGACCGGCCCATGACGCGCCTATGGAGTCCATGGCATCCTTGATGCCGCTTGTTACCGGTTCCGCAAAAATACGGCTCAACGCTCCAACCTTGCCTTTCAGGGTCTCCACTCTGCTCTCTATATCCTGCGTATTTTTCTCCATCCCCCCCGCAAACTGCCCGCTGCCGGAACCCATGGATTTCAAAGCACTAAAAACTTGGCTAAATCCGACCTTCCCTTTAGACATCATATCCTTTAACTCCGCCCTCGTTTTTCCCGCCTGTTTTGCCATTTGCCCCATAACGTCAATACCGCTTAACGTAAATGGTTCTAATGTTTCCACATCCACCTTCCCCATTTGAAAAGCCTTGGAAAGCCGCGCCGCTACTGTTTCCAGACTGGCACCACCACCAGCCGCCACATTCCCAAGAGCCTCCAATGTACTTTTTAACTCGCTCGCCCTGACGCCGCACCCAAGAAGCAACTGCGCCGCCCGTTGCGTTTCCGCCAGCCCGAATGGCGGCGTATCAGCAAAATCCACCACATCCCGCGCCGCTTCCGCCGCGCTTGACGCGCCGCCCGTGAATGCCTCCATGCGCCGGGTTACTCTCTCCAGGTCATCCCCGCCCGCCAGCATGGCGGAAAATTTGCCCCAGCCTGCCCGCAGGCCGTTAATGGCGGCCCCTACCCCCGTAATGGTGGCGCTCATATTGATAAGACCGGCATTCAGCCGTTTACACGCCTTCCGGCCCTCCTGATCCATGCCCTTCAGCCCCTTCACGGCCTCCCCCGTGCTTCCGCCCACGGCCCCCTGCAAGGCTTCGGACATGCCGCTTGCCGCTTTCCTGCTTTCCTCCGTTGCGGCAATAAAGCCGGAAGCGTCCCCGTCAATTTTAATAGTTGCCCCTTCGCTCATAATCGTTTTCCGTTGACTATTATTGTAAATGTTCTAAATTTAACCTATGGACTTCATTCTTTACGTCCTGAAAAGAATTCTTGCCGTTGCCTTTCTTGCGGGGGTATCGCTTGCCATCCTGTACCATGGCACTCCGTGGATTATTGCCTTTGTCCTCGTACTGCTCTACCTGCTTTTCCACGGCACCTCCACCCCTGCCAAAAAGTAGAGCAACCGGACTATTCCAGTTGCTCTATCTGTTCTCTCCACGCTTCCCGGGCCTGCTCCAGCACGTCCCCCACATGCCCGGAGGATTCCGTGTAGCAGCTCCACCGGCACGGCGTCGCGTCATAGCTCCAAACCGCATGCACGTACTGCACCAGTCGCGCCAGCGGAATTTCCCACAGAATTTCCCGTTCCGGCCAACCCGTCACACGCGCCACCGTCATCAGCATGGCCGCGCCCCAGGACGGCCACGCCCTAAAGGGTCCTCTTCATCCTCCCCTTCCGCCTCCGGAATCACCATCCCCGCCTGAATCACTTCTACATCCCCCAGCACGGCGCATTCCAGTTCCACCAAATCCCGGCCGGGAATGTTCATGGCAGCCGCTTCCACCAGAACGCGCCGTTCTTCCTCCGGCGCAAAAACCCCTTCCCTGACTTCCTCCCGGTCCCCCATGTGAACCCACAGGAATTCCGCCAGATAATAGACAATTTGCGCCTTGTCAGTTACGCCCAGGGCTTCCCACATGGACGGATGCCGCCCGTTTTCATCCGGGCCCAGGTTAATTTCCCCCAAGCGGCAGTAAGGATTTCCGATGCGCTGCAACTGCAACATGCTTCCCAGGGTCATGCACCGCAGCCGGTAGTTCTTCCAGCGGAATTCATTTCCCCCGATCAACGCCGCTTCCGTCAGGGCGCGCCTTTCCTGTTCCTGTAGTTCCATCTTTCTTGCTTTTTTGGTTGTCAATTAAGTTAGATTAAAGGCCGGCCGCCAAGAAAACCCTCCGCCACGCCCTGCCAATACGGATCCGCATCCAACCGCACCAGGGCCTTCCTTTTCCCCTTGCGGATGACGGCAAGCGGCACCTGGCTTTTCACAAAATCCAACAACCGCTTGTAATTGTGGAACGCGCACGCCACGTAAGCCAGCGGGCTTTCATTTTCCGGGTCAGTCAGCCAATTCTTATCCCCGAAAAGCTTGATTACTTCCTCCGTCCTAAACCTTCCGTCTTCGCTTTTCGGCTCAAATTGCCAGGTAATTACCCCGCCCGGCGCGGAAAGGCGCGCGCCGCTGCCTATCAGCACGCTTCCGGACGTGCATTTCATGCTTACCCCCAGCGTCAGCAGCAACGCGGCAAGCATGGTGTTTTCCGTTTCGTATCTGGATGCGTTTTCCGTGAAAACAACCACATCACTTTCCAGCTTTTTATTGTCTGCGGCATTCATCAATCTTACTATCTGACTTTTTTATTCAGGCTTCAGGAGACGGCGGAGGCCCCGAACCCGTAAACAGTTCCGCTCACGTCCATCTTCTGCGCGTCCGTATTCTTCAGGTTGTGCTTGACGCCCTTCAGGAAAACGGTAGTGGCGGAAGGAGTTTCATTCCAAATATCCGGAATTTCATTGGCAAGGGTCAAAGACGCTCCCATTTTCAACGACGCCGCCCCCGTGGTAAGGATTGCGCCGGACATGGAAAAGGAAAGCTCTTCATCAATGATAAGCACTCCGCACTTTTTCCCCTTGTTATCCTTTTGTTCATAAATTTCCTGTTGGCCGTCAAAATCGATCGACTCAACAAAAATTCCTTTTTCCGGTTCGTCAATCCCGTGCTTCGGGACATCTCCAATATGTGCAGGCATAATCAAATTCCTTTCGTGTTAAAATTCATCTATCTACCCTTCAGGAGCTTTTTCAAAACTGCACGGGCACCGTCATTTTCCACGTCACCGCAAACGCGCCTTCCTCCGCCGCCGCATCCTGCGCGGGCCCCAGCCTTACCTTGCCTATGACCAGGAAATTCCGATAGGGCCGCGGGCTCTCCACGGCATTCAGCCCGGCGCGGTCCACTTCCTTCAGCCGCTCTTCCATCCACGCCTGCAACATCCGTATTTCATCCGCCGTCCGGTCATTGGCGTCCAAATGCAAATCCACGGATATTCCGGCGTGATACGTACAGTACCCGGCCACAATTTCCTCCATTTCCGCCGCCTGGAACAACGCATATTCCTTCCCTTCCCGGTCTTCGTCCACCGCCATCTTCAACGGCACCGGGAACCCGTCCGGAATCCCCCGTTCCGTGTTCCCCCTGTCTTCCTGAAAACGCGCCTCCAGGCACGCAATCACCGCCTTAATCAAACAATCTGCCTGTGTCATCATGAATTAAGCTCCTTTTTCAACTTGGCCACATACCCCTTGATTACCTTCCGCATATCCCGGCCCGCAGAATTCAGCGCATACGCCGCCACGCGGGAAAGCTGCCCCCGGTCAGGATATTCCGGGCAATTCTCCATCTCAAACCGCACCCGGCCGCCCTGAACCGTCAAAGAAGCCGCGCCGTCATAATGGGAGGCGTGCCGCGCGATCCACGCGGGCACCTTCTTCAGCCCGGCCACCTGCGCGCCCCGCAGCCACCCGGCCGCCATCCTCCCCACGTGCCGCCGCCGCTCCGCCAAAGCCCTTCGCACGTCTCCCGCCTGCGCCACTCCCGGAGACATCAGGCCGCCGCCCTTCAGCACGCGCACGCTGCTTTTCCGGCCCATTTTCAGCAGGGTATGGCTCCGCAAAAACGCATCCGCGGAAACGGTGGCCATGCCCTTAAACTTTTTCCCGCGCACCCCCAGCAACACCCCGCCGCGCTTCTTCCGGGGGTAAGCATAGGGCACCGGCCTTCCATCCTCACCGCGCTTCATCCTCACATCCGTTTCCAACGGATCCCCGCCAATATCCCGCGCAATATGTTCCTCCAACGCTCTTTTTCCGTTTCCGCCATTCTTCAGGCTGTTTGGCGGCGTGGTGCGTATGGCCTTGCTCGCTGCCCGCTTGGCATATTCAAGGGTCAACTCCCGGATGCCGTCAGCCCCCACCTTCTTCACCTCCGCCAGCCTTTTCAGCACGCGGGAAATATCCACTTTATACCTGACTTGCGCCATTTGCCCACCCTTCCGGCTATACTTCGGACAACTCCAGCACCAGGGCCACGTCTCCGGCCCAGTCCCGCACCCGCGCAATGCGGAAGGCCCTACCGCTTCGGACCGCCACCACCTTCCGCCCGGCCGCGGGAACGCCCTTCAACGCCTTCCGACGCACGCGCAGGGACGTTTGCACCTTGCACACCCGGCCGCCAAGCTCCACCTCATACCAGCCTTCCAGCGGCGCAAAAACGCCCCGGCATTCCTGACCGTCCACCGTCACGCGCTCCCCCCAGGCTTCTTCCTGCTCATGATCCCCAAGGTCCAGCAATTTTTTTATTTCCCCTGCTAAACTCATATCCGTTCAATAAAAACCGGCGCACGGAATTGACACCCCGCGCGCCGGTCCTTTGCTCTCTTTTATCCCATGATTCCGCCAAAAAACCGTCAGGCCCCTTCCTCTTCAGTCGGCCCTGTTTCTTCCCCGCCGCCGTCCTCAACGCTTTCACCTTCCGCCGCCGTCTCCGGAGCTGCGCCGGAAAGCTGTCGCAAATGGTTCTTGTTGCCCACCGCCACGCCGGCCAAAAGCTCCGCGGAAATGTAAACCGTTTCCGTTCCCTGGTCAGGCCAGCACTTCAGCAGCAGGGAAATCCCCAGCTTAGGAGATTCCACCACCTGCGTTTCCAAATTCAGCTTCGGATCAATGTTCGGAAGACGGACGGCAACGGCCAGCGCGTCCGGCCGCGTCGCAAAACCAACCCCGGCATTCCCGGCAAGCACGTTCACCCCTTCCACGTAGTGAATTCCCCCCGGAATGGAATATGCCCCGTCCGCCAGGTTAAGAGCAAGCGCATTCGTGGGAATCAGCCTGGAATAATACATCCGATCCAAATAAACGGCATCCGCGCCATTAGTCATGGACGGCCAAATCACATCCGCCATCATTTCCGGCTTGAATCCGGCCCGCGGGCCAATATTCACCACTTCCGCCCCGGAATCGGCTATGGCGGCCATCAGGTCCTTCCAAAACGCTTTGGCGACCGTCCGCACAAGCGTTTGCACTTTATTCGCAAGCTGCACCCCGCTTTTCCTTTCCTTATAGGACAGGCCAGCCGGCCGGGAATAACGGTTCAGCGTCACGGAAACGGAGCTGGTTTTCAGCTCGCTTTGATTCCAGTCTTCCGTATTTTTCAACGCCTCCCCGGCTCCGTCAATCACTTCCACCTTGACGGAATCGCCGTCCGTCTTGAACTCGCCGGACACGTCCAGAGAAAACCGGCTGATTGAAGCCAATTCTTCCTCTAGGGTGGCAATAGCCGCCTGTGAAACAATGGTCCAGTTCAGAGCGGCGACATCATTTCCTTCCATCACGGCATTCCGCGGAATGTTCATCAATGTTTTCTTGTTCATATTTTATTTATGTTTAGGTTCTGTTAGTAAAAATCTATCTATGGC